CCGCCGGCAGGCGGACATTCAGGAATTTCAACAGACATTCCCAGAGGCAGCAAAGGACCCCAACAGCATCCCGCCTCAGGTTTGGGCAGACGTGCGGAACGGCTCTTCTCTAGTAGCCGCCTACGCCCGGTACGCCGTGCAGCAGGCACGGCAGGACGCGGCAGACGCCAAGCGGGAGACCGCCTCCGTACAGCAGAACCAGAGGAACGCGGAGCGCTCCACCGGCAGCATGAGAAGCGCCGGTGATGGGCTGAAGTCTAAGGACCCGTTCCTGGAGGGCTGGGGGGACTAAGCCTTTGCATCGCCGGGGAGACCGACGAAAGAGAGGTTTTGAACCATGGCTATCAATTACGCCGTTAAATACGCAACCAAGATCGCGGAGGCTTTCTCTAAGCCTTCTATCACCGACGACGATGCCGGTAAGGCATACACCTGGACCGGCCCAAACAGCAAGACCATTGTCGTTGGCAGTGTGGACACCGTGCCGGAGACCGAGTACACCAACACCGGCGACAACCGATTTGGCACCACCTATGACCTGGGCGACACTCAGCAGGAGATGACCTGCGAGCAGAAGCCCGCCTTCTCCTTCACCATCGACGCGGTGGATCAGACGGATCAGGCCATTGAGAAGTCCGCTTCCCGCGCCCTGCGGCGTCAGCTGGAGCAGCGGACCACCCCCAACATGGACCGCCACCGCATCAAGAAGTGGGTGATGGGCGCTAATATCCAGCGTCAGGAGACAACCGCCCCCACCAAGAGCACCATCGGCGGCCTGATTATTGACCTGAACGCCGATATGACCAACGCCCTGGTGCCCATGGAGAACCGCACCCTGTACATTGCCACCAGCTATTACAAGCTGCTGAAGCAGGATCCCGCCTGGCTGGGCACCGAGAGCCTTGCCAAGGAGGCCCTGACCAGAGGCGTGGTGGGCCAGTACGACGGCTGCCGGGTGAAGAACATCCCCGACCGCTATATGCCCGCCGGCGTGTACTTCTTCATCAAGTGGAAGGGCAGCACCGTGGATCCCGTGAAGCTGGCGCAGTATGACATCCTGCCCAAGGTGAAGGGCTATTCCGGCCCTGTGGTGCAGGGCGTGACCTACTATGACAGCTTTGTGCTGGGGGCCAAGGGCGACGGCGTGGCTGTCTGCGGCAATGCCGCTATTCTGGCGGCACCCGTGATGTCTATCGCGTCTCACGCCGTCAGCATCACCGCCGTGTCCGGCGTGGTGTTCAAGTACACCACCGACGGCACCAACCCCCGGTACTCCAACACCGCCCAGATCTACACCGCTGCTGTGACCCTGACCAAAGGCCAGACCATGCGGGCCATCGGCACTAAGGACGGCTGCGTGGGCAGCGAGGGCACCAAGGATTACGAGTGATCTCATGGGAGGGGGCTTCGGCCCCTTCCCCCATATATGGACGGAGCGGGTGCATGAACCCGGCCCGTCCACCAGATATAAGGAGCGATTATGCCTCGATATAAACAGACAGCAGGCGGAACGGTGCAGGTGGATTTGGGGACGCTGAACCCAAAGCAGAAGCAGTTCTGCCAGTCCAGGAGCCGGTACACGGCTTACGGCGGAGCCAGAGGCGGCGGCAAGACACACGTTCTGCTGCGGAAGGCGGCAGGCGGCGCGCTCACCTACCCCGGCATCAAGATCCTGATCGTGCGCCGGGAGTACCCGGAATTGGAACAGAACATCATCCTGCCCATGCAAAAGCTGATCCCGCCGGAGGTGGGCAGTTACAACGGCAGTATGCGCATGATGTTCTTCTGCAACGGCAGCATTATCAAGTTCGGACACTACGGAGCGGGAGACGATCAAGAATATCAGGGCCTTGAGTTTGACTGGATCTTCATGGAGGAGGCCACTCAGTTCTCGGAATCCCAGTTCCGCACACTGGGCGCGTGTTTGCGCGGCGCGACCAAGTTCCCCCGGCGGATGTACCTGACCTGCAACCCCGGTGGTATCGGCCACCTGTGGGTAAAGCGGCTGTTTGTGGACCGGGAGTACCGGGAGGGGGAAAAGGCCAAGGATTACACCTTTATCCCCGCCACGGTGGACGATAACCCCCAGCTTTTGGAGGCATCCCCGGAGTACAAGCAAATGCTGGACTTGCTGCCGGAGGATGTACGGCGGGCGTGGCGTTACGGCGACTGGAACGCCATGGCAGGCACGTTTTTCCCGGAGTTCCGCAAAGAAACCCATGTGATCGCGCCCTTTGTACGGGTGCCCCGGGAGTGGAAGAAATACCGGGCGTTCGACTACGGCCTTGATATGTTCGCCTGCCTTTGGGTGGCGGTGGACTTTGAGGGGCGGGCCTATGTGTACCGGGAGGTACAGCAAAGCGGATTGATTGTCAGCGAGGCAGCAAAGCTGGCCAATGCCCTGACCCCACCGGAGGAGCACATTGAGTTCACCATTGCCCCGCCGGATATGTGGAACCGGCAGAAGGACAGCGGGCGGAGCATGGCGGAGATCTTTGCGCAGTACGGGTTAGGGCTGCTGAAGGCCAGCAACAACCGCGTTCAGGGCTGGATGGCCGTCAAGGAGCTGCTGAAGCCCATGAAGAGCGACACGGACCGGCCCGGACTGCTGGTGACGGAAAACTGCGTGGGCCTGATCCGCAACCTGCCCTCCATCCAGCATGACGAGAAAAACCCCTCGGACTGCGCCACGGAGCCCCACGAGATCACCCACATCTGCGACGCTGCCCGATATTTCTGTGTCACCCGCGTTCTGGGCGCTCAGAAAACCGTGGAGAAGATCGTGGACGATTTCGACGAGGGTGAGGACTACGATGACGTGATGACGGGCGGGGAAATGACCGCCGGTTATCTATCCTACGGATAAAGGAGGCCCGGACGATGGCTCAAATCACATCCAGCAACGATATTCAGGTGTTGAAGATCCGCCAGTTTCTGGGCCTGAACGAGAACCCGGACGGGGATACCAAGATCAAGAACGGCGAAATGAGCAAGATGCGGAACTTCCGCATAACGCGGGAGAAGCACTTGCAGCTGCGCCCCGGCACTAAGACGGTGCTGAACCTGAAAACGGCATGGGACGCATGGTGCGCGGAGAGCGGCCACACGGCCCCCACAGCAAACCCGGTTTTCTCCGGTGCGTGGGAGGGCGTGGTAGACAGCAAGCAGCGGACCCTTGCCGCCTTCGGCGGGCTGATCTTCTCTCTGGACCCGGCGGCGGCAACAACCAAGGTTGTGGGCCAGTGCACACAGGATCAGACCTCGTTCTTCGGCTTTTCCAACAAGGTTTACCTGCTGAACGGCCATGAGTACATGAGCTGGGACGGCAAGGAGAACAGCAGCTTTGCGGCGGTGGAGGGCTATATCCCCACGGTGATGAACGCAACCACGCCTGCGGGCGGTGGGTTTCTGCTGGAAAACGTAAACCGGCTGACGGGCAAGCGGAAGGTGCTATATTCCCCCGACGGCAAGGAGACGGTTTTCCACATCCCGGAAAAGACGGTGGATGAGATCATCTCCGTGAAGATTGGGGATACGGCGCAGACCTACACCTCAGACCTGACGGCGCGGACCTTTACCATTACCCCGGCCCCGGCTGCCGGCACCAACACACTGGAGCTGATCTACCGCAGCGGCAACGGAGAACGGGCACAGGTAACGGGGATGCGCTTCTCCGAGCTTTACAACGGCCAGACGGACAGCCGTGTGTTCCTCTACGGAGACGGCACCAACAAGACCATTTACTCCGGCATTGATTCCGCCACCGGCAAGCCCTCGGCGGAATACTTCCCGGATCTGTACGAGGCGGAGGTTGGCGAGGCCAACACGCCTATTACCGGGATGGTGCGTCACTACGCACGGCTGGTGGTATTCAAGCAGGACGCCACCTACTCCATGAGCTATTCCACGCTGGTAACGGCTACGGACGTCACCACGGCGGCGTTTTACGTGACCCCTGTCAACCGGCAGTTCGGCAATAAGGCTCCGGGGCAGGTGGACATTCTGGAGAACAACCCCCTGACGCTGGACGATCAGGCGGTGTATCGGTGGCGGAGCGTATCCACCAGCGGAAACATCACCTTTGACGAGCGGAACGCGGAACGGATCTCCGACCGGGTAGAAGTGACGCTGCAAGGCTTTGACATGAAAGAGACCCGGACCTTCAACCGGAAATCGGCGCAGGAATACTGGTGGATGTACGGAGACAAGGCGCTGATCCTGAACTACGGTGCGGACGCATGGTATCTCTACACCGGATTGAGCTTCCGGGCCATGGTGGAGGTGGGGCTTGAGACCTACGGCTTCCGGCCTGACGGCGGCGTGGTGCATATTTCCCGGCAGTACCGGAACGATGACGGCAAGGACATTGACGCCTACGCCGCCACCGGCTCCATGGATTTTGACCGGGACTGGGTGCTGAAATACAGCCCGCTGATCTTCGTGGCGATCCAGCCGGAGAGCAACGCGCGGGTGCATGTGACGGTGGAGACCAACCGCCGCAGCGACTACCCGGAGAAAATCGTGTCCTCCGGTCTGGCCACCTTTGCCCATGCGGACTTCGCCCACTGGTCCTTCGGCACCAACCGAAAGCCGCAGGTACGGCGGGTGAAAATGAAGGTGAAGAAGGCCACCTTCTACAAGCTGGTATTCAAGAGCAAATCGGCATCGTCTACCGCAACGGTTCTGGAGACGGACGTGCAGCTCCGCTATACCGGAAATGTGAAATAAAGGGGTGAACCCATGAGCAAACAGACGATGACCCCGGAGCGGGTCGGTAAGGAATACAGTGCAGGCATCAGCTTCAACAGTGGTATTGACCTCTATGACTGCGTGGAGACCAACGAAAATTTCTTCATAGGTAAGCAGTGGGAGGGCGTCCAGAGCAACGGCCTCCCCACCCCCGTATTTAACTTTCTGAAGCGGGTGGTGCTGTTCTCCGTGGCGAATATCTCCACGGACAATCTGAAGCTGTGGGCGCGGGCCATGTCCTCCAGCGGGGAGCGGAACACGCAGACCCTGGAGCTGGTGGCCGACATTCTCAACGATCAGTTCGCGTCCATCTCTGAGCACAACAGCCTCGGCGGGCGCATCCGGGAGTATACCCGAAACGCCGCCGTGGACGGTGACGGCTGTATGTATACCTACTGGGACGATACGGCGGAGACCGGACAGGCCAGCAAGGGAGCCATCCGCACGGAAGTCCTGATGAATACGCAGGTTCTGTTCGGCAACCCCAACAACCGGGACGTGCAGAGCCAGCCCTACATCATTCTGGAACGGCGGATGCTGCTGAGCGAGGCCCGGAAGCGGGCCAAGCGGTACGGCAAGGACCCGGACGAGATCCAGCCGGACAACAAGGACTGCGGCAACAACTACATGGATTCCATGAGCGGCAGCGGGAACAAGGTGACGGTGCTGCTTCGGCTGTGGAAGGATGACGAGACCGGCACCGTCCACGCCTATGAGTGTACCCGGCAGGCGGAGATCCGGGACGATCTGGACCTCGGCATCAAGCTGTATCCCCTGACGTGGATGAACTGGGACTATGTGCAGGACTGCTATCACGGACAGGCCATGATTACCGGTCTGCTGCCCAACCAGATCTTTGTCAATAAGCTGTTCGCTATGTCCATGATCTCGCTGATGACGTTGGCCTATCCGAAGGTGGTATACGATTCCACCAAGGTATCCAAGTGGACGAACAAGATCGGCGGGGCTATTCCGGTAAACGGCAGTGTGGAGGGCGTGGCGAAGATCATTGACCCCGCCAGCATCTCCCCCCAGATCAGCCAGTTTATCGACATTGCCATCAGCTACACGCAGAAGTTCTTGGGCGCATCGGACGTGGCGCTGGGCGATACTCGACCGGACAACACCTCCGCCATCATCGCCTTGCAGCGGGCGGCGGCAACGCCCATGGAGCTGACGAAACAGAACCTCTTGCAGAGCATTGAGGATCTGGGCCGCATCTACATGGAGTTCATGGGCGAATACTACGGAGAGCGGTATGTGGAAATCTCCAACCCCTATGACAACAGCAAATTGGTGGTTCCCTTTGACTTCTCCATCCTGAAGGAGATCCCCTTCACCATTGGGCTGGATGCGGGTGCGGCTTCCTACTGGAGCGAGATTGCTGCCATGCAGACCTTGGACAATCTGCTGATGCAGGGCAAGATCTCCACGGTGGAGTATCTGAAACGGCTGCCCGCCGGACAGATCACCGACAAGGAGGCGCTGATCCAAGCCCTCCAGCAGCAGGAACGTGCCATGATGGGCGGTCAGCCGGGAGCAGAGGGCGAACAGCCTGTTACCGAGGAAGAAGCGGTCCCCCTTCGGGGCGGGGCCGGATACGGCCAGTTGCAGCGGAAAATCAACGAGACCGGCGAAGTGCCGAAAACGGAGGTGTAACCTGTGGCGATTGAGAAATTCAACAAAAACATGGCGATCATTGCGGCGCTGGACGATGAACCCAACGACGTTGGCGGTATGACCTCCGCCGAGCTGAAAAACAAGTTCGACGAGGGCGGCAAGGCGATTCAGACCTACATGAACGAGACCCTGATCCCGGCGCTGGAAAATCTGGGCGTGGAAACGGCGGTGCTGCTGCCGCAGAACGAGGCCGGATTCAAGTACATCCGGCTGAACGCGGACAAGGTGCTGGAGGTCAGCACGGACGGCAAGGTCTGGCAGGCAACAGGTTCTTCCGGCCACCTGATTATCGGCCCGGACGGACAAGCCCTCCCCCAGCGGAGCCGGATGCAGTTTACCAACGGCACGGTGACAGACCAAAACGGCGTGACCGTGGTCACCGGCGTAAAGGGTGACAAGGGCGAAAAAGGCGACAAGGGCGAGACCGGCGAGACCGGAGCCACCGGCGCACAGGGCCCGGTGGGACCCGCCATCGTCCCCAGCGTGGACATTAACGGCGTCATGTCCTTCTCCCTGCAAAATGTAACGTCCCCTCCTCAGAGCGTAAACGTGCGCGGGCCCCAAGGCCCACAGGGCGTACAGGGCGAGCAGGGCGCACAGGGCGCAAGAGGCCCGCAGGGTATCCAGGGCGTGGCCGGTGCGCAGGGCCCCAAGGGAGACCAGGGTGCGCAGGGCATTCAGGGTCCCGCAGGTCCCCAAGGCCCCGCAGGCGCACAGGGCCCCACTGGTGCGCAGGGCCCAGCAGGCGCTCCCGGCAAGGACGGAACCAGCCTTTACATTGAGGATATTTACCCCACTCTTGCGGCGCTGCGGAACGCCATCCCCGCCGGAAACGACAAGATGTATATGGTGGAAGCAGACCGGGAGTGCTACATCTGGTCCGAGCTTACTTCGGACTGGGTAAGCGTTGGCAAGCTGCAAGGCCCGGAAGGCCCGCAGGGGCCGGAAGGCAAGCAAGGTGTGCAAGGCCCGAAGGGCGATACTGGCGCACAGGGTCCGCAAGGTGAGCAGGGCATTCAGGGCGTACAGGGTCCCCAGGGCGACGTTGGACCGGAGGGCCCCCAAGGTCCCGCAGGCGTGAAGGGCGCAGACGGTAAGAACGCCTACCAGACTGCCGCGGAAGCCGGGTATTCCGGCACGGAGACGGCGTTCAACACGGCGCTGAAAGACGTGCCGGGGCACATTGGCAACAGCGACATCCACGTGACCGCCGAACAGAAAACCACGTGGGACGGCAAGGCAGCGGGGAAACACGCCAGCCAGCACGGGGAAGACGGGGCGGACCCCATTACCCCGGACGCCATCGGAGCCATTGCATCTACGGCAAAGGGCACGGCGGGCGGCGTGGCATCTTTGGGCGCGGACGGCAAGGTGCCGGCAAGGCAGCTGCCGGAAATCAGCTCCGTCAAGACCTACACCGCCACCATCGGGACTACGTGGGTGGAGGACAGCAACACCGGGGTCAAGACCCAGAGCGTGGCGATTCCCGGCGTGCTGGCAAGCCACACGGCCACGGTGGACCATGCTTACACCGGCAGTGGGACAAGCGATGATTACGCGGCGTTCGTGGAGGCGGAAAACCAGTACCTGACCTATATCACCAACGGCTACGCAGAGACCTATGACGGCGGCATCAAGTTTACCATCTTCGGGGACGCCAACACGGTGTCCATTCCCATTGTGGTGGAGGTGAGCTGATGGGCTTTGCAATCGTGGCGGGGGGCAATCCCGGCATGGCGGCTCCGTCGAAGTACCCGGCCAACTTTGCGGACGCCACATGGACTGAGATCATCGAGGCATGTCACAACAACGAGGTACCGGACACCTGGGTGGTGGGCAGTCAGAAAACCATAACCATCAACGGCACAAATTATCCCATCGACATCATCGGCAAGAACCACGACACCTATTCCGACGGTTCCAGAACAGCTCCGCTGACATTCCAGATGCACGACTGCTACGAAATCTACGCTATGAATGGCTCCGACACCAACGCGGGCGGTTGGACGAGCTGTGCCATGAGAACCACCCACCTGCCCGCCATCCTTGCCTTGATGCCCAGCGAAATACAGTCCGGTATCAAGCAAGTGAATAAACTGACCTCGGCGGGTGGGTGGAGCAGTACCATCAACACCACGGCAGACAAACTGTTTCTGCTTTCGGAGATCGAGATTTTCGGCAGCATCAAAAACTCCATGAGCGGCGAGGGAACGCAGTACGATTACTACAAAGCCGGTAACAGCAAAGTGAAGAACCTAAGCGGCAGCGCGTATGGCTGGTGGTGCCGCTCTCCGTATGCCAGCGCCTCCACAAGTTTTTGCTGCGTCTATAGCAGCGGCGACACTTATTTCACTGGTGCCGGTAGCGCATATAGTGAAGCTTTTGCATTCTGCTTTTAAAGGGGGTGGCCTAATGGGACACTGTTTATTTTTGCGGAAGGGCGAGGTGCATACGGCGCCGGTGACGTACAAGGCGAATTTTGCGGATAATACGTGGGCGCAGATTATTGACGCCTGCCATAAAACCCAAGTGCCGGAGACTTGGCTTGTGGGCAACAGCAAGGCCATGACCATCGGCGGCAAAAGCTATCAGGTGGACATCATCGGAAAGAACCACGATACCTACGCATCCGGCGGCAAGGCTCCGCTGACCTTCCAGCTGCATGACTGCTACGGCGAGCTGAAAGCCATGAACAGCTACAATACCAACAACGGCGGCTGGACGAGCTGCGCCATGCGAAGCACACACCTGCCTGCCATTCTGGCGCTGATGCCGACGGAGGTGCAGAACGGCATCCGGGATGTGAACAAGCTGACCTCAGAGGGTAGCCGGAGCGACACCATCAACACCACGGCGGACAAACTGTTCCTGCTTAGTGAAATCGAGATTTTCGGCAGCGTCAGCTATTCCAGGAGCGGTGAGGGATCGCGATACGCCTACTACAATGCGGGCAACAGCCGAGTGAAGAACTACAACGGTAGCGCGAGCACCTGGTGGGAGCGCTCTCCGCGTGGCGATTCCTCCGAGCAGTTCTGCGAAATTTACAGCGACGGCTCTGCCGACGCTGCCACCGCACGCAGTGCATATGGCGTCGCGTTTGCCTTCTGCTTTTAAGGAGGTGGCATAATGGGCAGAGTGATTATGAGCGGCATTGTGCCGACACTGAAAGCGCCGGTGACGGGCATTCAGGCCGGGACGTTGGCAGTGGGGTCTGTGGTGAAGCTGATGGAGGGCGGCGCGGCGGTTGAATATCTGGTGGTGAATCAGGGGATTCCCAGCAATTCCAGCCTGTACGACAGCAGCTGCGATGGAACATGGCTGCTGAGAAAAGATATTCACAGTGAGAGACAGTGGGCCTATTCGAACGATAACGTATACACCCGTAGCGCTATCAACACATGGCTGAACGGCACATTCTTCAACACGCTGGGCAGCGCGGAACAGGCTGCCGTGAAGCAAGTGAAGATCCCGTACTGCACCGGCGGTGGCGATACGACCATCAATAGCGGGGCGAACGGGCTGAGTGTTAAAGCGTTCCTGCTGGGTGTCTATGAAGTGGGATGGACGACCAGCGATTACAGCTTATTTAATGTGGACGGGGCAAAACTGGAATACTTTATTTCCGGCACCGGAACGGCGGCCGACAATAAACGCACCGCCAAATTAAACGGTAGAGATCAACAATGGATGACCCGGACACCAGTGGGTGATAGCAATGGCGCAGAGTTCGTCGTTACAAGTAGTGGTAGATATGATACAGGCCTTTCAAAAACTTCTGATGGCGTCCGACCTGCTTTGGTTCTTCCCTCCACCGCCTTGTTTGACGAAGCCACCATGCTTTTGAAAGGAGTTGCCTAATGTATCGAATTACCACCCCGCAAGGGGAAAGCTACCTGACTGAGAAGGTCAACTACATCCGGGTACACACCTCCGGCGTGTACCTGCTGACGGACGCAAATCACGCGGAGGGCGTGGCGTACCGGGGCACGCCGTATCTTTTCCGGGATGGGGCGCAGGTATGTGAGGTGGACGCCGGGGAGATAGTGCGGAGCAGCAACGAAGCCGTGGGCGTTGCCTTCGTGACGCTGGCGGAGGCTGGCAATATCGACGCGGTAACCGCCAGTGAGCACACGGAGCTGTTTTCCCCGTGGGCCTGCCCGGTGGCCTACAAGACCGGGAACATCCGGGAGCGGAACGGCAAGCTGTACAAGTGCCTGCAAGACCACACGTCGCAGGAGACGTGGACGCCGGAGGACAGCCCGTCCCTGTGGGTTGGCATTTCTGACCCCGCCGAGGAATGGCCGGAGTGGAGCCAGCCGGTGGGCAGCACGGATGCTTACGCCAAGGGAGCCAAGGTGAGCCACAACGGCAAGCACTGGACGTCTAACGTGGATGCAAACGTGTGGGAACCCGGCGTATACGGATGGACGGAGGCAATCAGCTGAACCAGTAATTAAACACCAAATTTTGAAAGGAGAAACACTATGGAAAAGAAGTTTGCTGAGATCATCAACGAGGGCTGCAAGGCCGGCAAGACCATCGAGGCCATCAACAAGGAGCTGAAGGAGGCGGGGGCCAATTTCCACCTGAACCCTGACGGCGGCGTGGCCGGTTGGACTGAGGACGAAATGCGGGAGGGCTTCATCCCTGCGGAGACCGAGCCGGAGGACGTGAAGCACCTCCACGATTACATGCGGCGTGACCCTGCCAAGGCCAACACCGAGGAGGAGGTCTGGACGCCGGAAGGCCATTACCGTATTACCTTCGACGAGGACGGTCATCCCGAGAAGGCCGTGCGGGTGTGACCACCGAAAGGAGGTACACAATGAACGCTTTACACATCAAAAATACGGTGTTGGCGGTGCTGGCTGCGGCTGGCTCCGCCATCGCCCAGGCACTTGGAGGTTGGGACGTGGCTCTCAAAGTTCTGATCTGCTTTATGGCGTTGGATTACGCCACGGGCTGGCTGGTGGCAGCGATCTGGCACAAGTCCGGCAAGAGCAAAACCGGGGCGCTGGAGTCCAACGCCAGCTATAAGGGCCTGGTTCGCAAGGGCGTTATGTTGTGTCTCGTGTGGATGGCGGCACTGCTGGACCAAGCCACCGGGAGCGACTTTGCCCGTGACGCTATTTGTATGTTTTTCATCGCAAACGAGGGGCTGTCGATTCTGGAAAATACCGCCATTATGGGGGTCCCCTACCCCGTCTTCATCAAAAATATGCTGGATGCCATTCGTCAGGCCAGCGATCAGGGGAAACAGAATACGGAGGCTCACACATGAGCACGAGAGCGGGCACCGTCCCGCTCTCCGACCTACAATTCATCAAGATCTATTTCAACCGGAAGCGTCTCCGCTCCACCACGGCCAACCTGAAAAAGATGCTGGCGGAGGCGGGCGGGGACGCTATCTGCAATGGCTCCATTTTCCTGCGGAACCAGACCCCGGCCTGCCACCTGAAAGCAGACGGCAAAGTCTACAAGGCTCCCAATTACCGGGCGTGGGCCATCAGCTGGGACACCCCGGCAGACTTCGGCGTGAAAACCGTGCCCAACGGGGACCGGAATTACATGGAGTGCGTCCACCTCATTATCGACGGGAAGAAGATCAGCCCCATCCACTGCGGAGCGGATATGCGCTACCGTGCCCCCCGGACAGCCATCGGCACCAAGAACGGACGGTTCGCCTACTATGTGAGCAAGGACCGGCACACGCCGGAACAGCTTCGTGACCTGCTGGCCGCGTCCGGCTGGGACAATGCCATTATGATGGACGGCGGTGGGTCTACCTGCTTCATGGATTCGACAGGCAAGGGCTTTACCGGGGATGGGCGGATCATTCCGTTTTTCCTTGTGTGGAAGTACAAGAGCTGTGACGCATTCGAGCCGGAAGGAGAGAAACCTATGGTAGAGATCAACGCCTATTCCAAGGCGAAGGACGGCGGCAAGAAACTGTCCACCCATTTTAAAGTGAAAGAATTTGCCTGCAAGGATGGCTCCGATGCCGTACTGGTGGCTCCCCGGCTGGTGATGGTCTTGCAGAGCATCCGCAGTCGCTTCGGCGTTCCGGTGGTCATTCACAGCGCCTACCGGACACCCCAGTATAACGAGCAGGTGGACGGCGCGGAACACAGCCAGCACTGCTACGGAACGGCGGCGGACATCACCGTGAAGGGGCAGAAGCCGGCAGTGGTAGCGGCCTACGCAAGAGAACTCATGCCGGACTGGGGCGGTGTGGGCGTATACAGTCAGAAGGGCTTCACCCACATTGATATAAGGGAAGCCCGGGCAGACTGGAACGAATAAGGAGGGCCAAGTATGGCAGGATACTACGATAGAAACAAAGACTACTCCAAGGAGCTTCAGCGGACAGATCTGTCGGCTTCCGAGCGGGACCGGCTGACCAAGGAGCGGCAGAATAAGATCGACGATAAGTACGGCGGCAGAGAGCCCAACATGATCGGTTCCGACAAGACGTACAGCCAGACCTATGACAAGGGCGGCAACCGGCAGGACAACGGCAGCTCCGGCGGCAGCTCTCAGGGCACCTTCGGCGGGGTTTCTTATACCCGCAATGACAATGGCGGAGGTATCTACGGGATGCCCACCAGCAATTCCGAGGTGAAGAACTACAAGCAGGGCGGCGTGACCTATCAGGTAGGCGCGGACATGAGCCGACGTCAGGATCTGGCAGGCCGTGCGCAGGTGTCCAACGGCTATACCGTGTTTTATGACGATGACGGCTATGCTTACAAGGCCGTGAAGGGCGTGGCAGACTACACCCCTCATCAGGACATCAACGCCGGGAACGGCAGTTACGGCAAAAGCGGCGCATGGACAGACAATGAGATGATGTCCGCACTGGATCGCTCCAAGATTCAGGACATCCGCAACCGCCTGCAACGGGGTGAGATTACCGGCGATCAGGCCAACCAAGCGGCAAACGCCATCCGGGCGGGCTACGGCTACACCATCGACAAGAACGGCTATGTGACGGACAGCGGCGCTCTTTCCTCCGTGAATGATCTGCGGCGGCGGCTGGGGCTTGACAACAGCCCGGAAAGCGCGGAGCTGGCCTATTACCGCTATCTCATGGGAACGGATACTTCCCCTTCCGCACAGGCCAGCGGCAAGGTGCAGTCTTTCGGGGACTATCTGGCGGAGAATGGCGGCGTGCAGGCCGGGACACCCGGCTACGGGACCCCGGCATACAGCCAGCAGCAGCGGGTCACGGACATCAACGCAGGCAGCACGCCGTCCGGTAATTTCTCCACATCGCAGACCGGCATGAGCTTTGACATCGGGGACGGCAACGACTATCTGAAAGAGCTGTACGCCAAGAAGGTGGCGGCGGAGCTGGCGGCGCTGAAATCCGCCTACGAGCAGAACACCGCCACACTGGACGCCAGCCGTGCGCAGATCGCGCCGGTATATGACATTGCCCGGAACAGCGCGGCCAACCAGAACGCCCTGAGCCGTGGCGCGTTTCAGGAGATGGCGGTTGCCAACGGCCTGAACACCGGCACCACCGGACAGGCGGCGCTGGCACAGGACGTTGTTCTCCAGCAGAACCTTTCCCAGATCGACCGGGAGCAGGCGGAAAAGACGGCGGCCATCGACCTTCAGCGGAGCCAGCTTGACACGGAGTACCGGAACGCCATTGCCAAGGCAGAGGCCACGGGAGACGCGGAGCTGGCAAACGCCCTGTATGAGGAATACGTCCGCCAGCAGAATCTCTACGCCAAGTACGGCGGGCAGACCGGCGGTTCCGGCTCCGGCAGCTCCGGCGGCAGCACCGGGGTAAAGCCGACGCTGACCGCCAGTCAGGTGCAGTCTGCCCTGAAAAACGGCATCGTGACGGATGACGTGATCTCCGCCTTTGATTACTACTACGGGCAGGGGGCCTATGATTCCCTGTACGGCACCGGAAAGCTGACGGCGGGCAAGCCCTCCGGCAGCGGCAGCACCAGCAAAAAGAAGGGAAGCTATTCCAACGGCTCCCTGACCAATGAGCAGGTGAAGCAGCTCCAGAAATACTACGGCGTGTCTCAGGACGGCAAGTGGGGCGCCAACTCCAAGAAGGCCGCAGGCGGCCTGACGGCTGACCAGGCATGGGCGAAGTATCAGGGCGGCGGCAGCGGCAAGTATGAAAACGTCGGCAACCTTGCTGCATGGGCGTCCGGCCTGAATACGGACCTGAAGAACGGCAACACCGAAAAGGTTGGCCGGTGGCTGGATAACAACTGGTCTAAGCTGACGGCAGAGCAGCAGCGTCGAATCAACGCAGAAGTTTTGAAGCCTTACGGCATTGTTTACAAGGGGTGACAGTATGGGTAAGCTGGTGTATATCAAAACCGGGCAGGCTGTGACCGGCGGGCAGAGCGCTCCGTCATCCGGGCGGGGTCTGGTGCACTTAGACGGCACACCGGTGGAGCGGAAGAGAGGGACCCAACCCGCCAAGGCCAAGGAGACGAAGGCCGTTACGCCTTCTGTCTCCCCCCGGCCTATGGAGAACGCCAGCACCGGGAACAGCCGACCTAACAGCCGCCTGCTGGCAGATGTGCGGACCGGCGGCACCACGCCCCCCTCTCTGGATAACGGGCGCGTGGGGAAGGTGATCTCCGGCGCAACGAAGTCCGCCGGTTCCGCCTTTACGAATCTGGGCGGTGTGCTGGCAGAGGGGGCCGGGAAACTGAATACCCGGATTGCCAACCAGAACGCTGGGGATTCCCTGCAAAGCGACCATGACGCGGTGAAGCGGTACGAGAAGATGCTCCGGGATGTGAAGTGGGCCAACGGCAAGGCCATGACGGCAGCGGACGTGAAGCAGGTGCAGGGCTACCTTGCCAGCGCCAAGCGGCGGATCGCGGCCCATGAGGGCTACACCAAGGCGGTGGAGCGGTCCGACAAGGCAGTGGCGGACAAGGCGTATCAGAAGGCGGACCGTCTGTCCCAAAGCTCCGCCGCGGACGTGGCGCAGGCTAAGGAAGGGCTGGGGCCGGTGGGTCAGTTCGCCGTGGATCTGGGCGTTCAGGGTGTGCAGATGGCGGGGGATGTTGCGGCCAGCGCCGTGATCCCCGGAGCCGGTCTCGCTCTGATGACGGCCCGTTCCGCCGGGAGCAGCGCCCAGCGGGCCAGACAGGCCGGGGCCACCTATGGTCAGCAGCTTGCCTACGGACTGGGCAGCGGCGCTTTGAGCCTTGCCACGGAGAAGATCAGCAACGTGGCAAGCCCCTTCAAGAAGGCGTTCGGCGGCGGCGTTCTGGACAACGCCATCAGCGGTGCGCTTGCCAAGATGAACAACAGCACGGCGGGTCGTGTGGCCCTCTCCATGATCTCCGAGGGCGGCGAGGAATTTATCGAGGATATTTTCCAGCCCATCTTGCAGCGGGCCACCTATGACCCCTCTGCCCGGTTCGATCTCAGCGAGGCGCTGTATGACGCGGCGGTTGGCGCGGCCATGGGCGGTATCGGCGCAGGTGTTGATGTTATCCGACAGCGTGGAAGCAGTCAGGCGGGCGCACAGCCCACGCAGGAGGCACGCCCGGAGGTGCGGGAGAGTATTTATACCCCCACCCCCGCAAACGCCGCAGAGGGTACGCAAAACGCCGCCCCCGGCGTGGAGACGGCGGGCAGACTGACGAGCAATGTGCTCTACACAAAAAACAACGAGGACGTCCATCAGCTTCTTTCCAATGGGGTACAATTCCCCAAGGCGATGGCTGATGACATCCTCGCTAAGAACAATATATCACAGGCAGAAGCAAAAAGCAACCGGGATATTCTCTCTGAGGTTTTGTTTGGGAAGAAGCGGGCGGATATGGATGCCATGACGCCGGAGCAGCAAAACGCCATATATCAGGCCAATGAAGCCGGAACCGTTGGCATGGACGCCACCGGCAAGGTGTTTCAAATCGACCCGGAGCAGCACATCGACCGGCGGCGGATGGAAACGGTGGGTGGCAGAGACGTGAACGCCTTCCAGTTTGACCACCCGGAGCTGCACCGCTATTATCAGGAAGCGGCCAACGCCCTGATCGCGGATGCAGACCTCTCCCTCCAGCAGCCCATGAGCCGCCGTTACGAGCGGACCATGGAGGGCAACGCCGTCCAGCAGGCGGCGCAGACCTCACCACACCTGCGACAGGCCATGGATGAAACCGGGCTTTCCCGTGACGCCATTATCGATGCAGCCCAGCGGATCATCACCGATCAGGGGCAGGAGAACGTGGCGGCAGCCAAGCGGGTGGAGCTGATTCTGGACGATATGCTCTCCCACGGCTACACCACCATGACCGGCGAACAGGTGGGCCCCAACAGCGGGTATCTCACCGCCAAGCAGGGCATTCTGGGCGCGGGAGAGACACAGGCCAGAGGGCACGGGCTGGATGGGGTTGACGGCTTTGACGGCCTCGGCAACGCAGACGCCGGTACGGTGAACACGCCCTTTGATACCATGCAGGTCAAGAGTGAGGACTTTTACCCGGTGAATCCCAACAGCGCCCAGCGCATCCAGGCAGACCAGCGGCGGGCACCCTCTGAGGTCCCCGTTGTGAACCCTGACACCGGGCGGAACGTGGAGAAAACGGTCTCCACCATTCTCAATAGCTCCCTGACCTCCCCGGAGATGGCGACCGTGTATGAAAACGCTATTGCCGGCGGCGCGTTCGACTATGACGTGGTGACAGACCGAAGCGCCGTACAGCAGGCACAGGCCAAGATCGCGCGGGACGGCTGGCGCGAGGTGGCGAACAGCTTCATTGCCAAGGCGGAGCTGGGACAGCGGATCACCAAGGCGGACACCGCCGAGGCTATCAGCGCCTACAACCTTGCCATTTCCGAAGGAGACCACAAGGCCGCTTTTGAGCTGGCAACGGCCATTGCGGACGCGGCCCACGACAGCGCACAGATGGTGCAGGCCATGAACCTGATGAACCGTCTGACGCCGGAGGGCCGTCTGCTGACGCTGCGGCGGCTGGTAGACCGGATGAATGACCGGGCGGCACGGCAGAACCGGGCGCCCCGGCAGAACACCACCGGCAGCGGAGACGTGGAAGGCGCACGGGTGGACTACATCGACAAGGTGACGGGCTTCACCCTCTCTGACGAGCTGGCCACCAACTACCTGATGGCAGAGACGGACGCGGAGCGGGCGGCGGCGTGGGACGCCATCACCACCTCCATTGCAGACCAGATCCCCAGTACGTTCCGGGAGAAGGCCAATTTCTGGCGGTACACCTCCATGCTGACCAATCCCACCACCCACATCCGCAACATCATGGGCAATGCCATTCAGTTCGGCGCACGAAAGATCAAGGACGGCATCGGGACCGCAATCGAGCGGGCGGTCATCAAGGACCCCTCTCAGCGGACAAAGGCCGTGAATGTTGACAAGGATCTGAAAGCCTTTGCCAAGGGCCAGTATGAGACAGACCAGAGCGCGGCTATGGGCAGCGGGAAGTATTCCGATGCCACGGCAGCGGGCATTGAGCGGGAGATCCAGAGCAAGCGGAAAATGTTCAGGGGGGAGGACGGTCTCTCCCGTGCCGTGCAGGGCATCGGAGACCTGAATAGCCGCGCCCTTGACTATGAGGACGTGATCTTCAACCGGAGCGCCTATGTGGACAGCTTCGCCCAAGCACTGCAAGCCAAGGGCGTGACGGCGGCAGAGGCCCACGCGGGCACCAGAGCCGCAGACGTGGAGGCGGCACGGGCCTACGCCATTGAGGAAGCGCAGAAGGCTACCTACCGCAACACCACGGCGCTTTCCGAGGCGCTGTCTCAGTTTGGCCGCTATGAGGGGGATAACCCGGTAAAACGGGCAGGTTCCTTCGTGGCGGACGCCCTGTTCCCCTTCCGCAAGACCCCGGCCAATATCCTGACCACGGGCCTTGATTACAGCCCTGTGGGGCTTGCCAAGGGCGTGAAGGAAGCCATGTTGGACGTGAAGTCCGGGAAATGCACGGCGGCGGACGCCGTGGATTCCATTGCATCCGGTCTTACCGGCACCGGTATTCTGGCGCTGGGCGCTTATCTGGCAGCGGAGGGACTGCTCCATGTCCGGGCCGGTGACGATGACAAGGAGGAAGCCTTTGAGAAGTCCATGGGCGGGCAGGATTATGCTATTCAGATCGGGGACAGGTCCTACACGCTGGACTGGGCGGGTCCTGCGGCAATGCCCCTGTTTGCGGGCGCTGCCGTCATGGAATCCGTTCGGAAGGGCGGCGGCACTTTTGATGCGCTGGTGGATTCTCTGCTGGGGATGCAGGACGTTGTGCTGGAGACCTCCATGCTGTCCTCCCTGAATGATTTGGTTTCCAACATCAGCTATGCCAAGAGCAAGCCTATGTACCTCATTGACCGGGCGGCCAGCAACTACGCCGGACAGTATATCCCCACCATCGGCAGCAAGGTTGCGTCCGTATTTGATGATACGGTGCGCAAAAGCTATGTGGAGAAGGGTTCCGGGCAGGTAGCCTCTGACGTGAACTATTTCTTGCAGGGGGCGGCGAAGAAGGTCCCCGGCGCACGGAATCAGCTTCAGCCCATGGTGGATATGTGGGGCAACGAGGTCTCCAACGGCTCCGCGCCGGAGCGGGTATTCCAGTCTTTCCTCTCCCCCGGCTTCCTGAAGGCGCAGGACAACAGCCCCGCCACGCAGGAGATCCGGCGGCTGGCGAAGGCCACCGGAGACAGCACCGTTTATCCGGCGGCGGCGGAAAAGTCCTATACGGTGAAGGGTGAGACCCGGACCATGACCGGCGAGGAATACACCCGGTACGCCAAGGCCATGGGCCAGACGCGGAAGAAGCTGGTGGAGGCGGCAGTGAAGCTGCCCGCCTACAAGTCCATGAGCGACAGTGAAAAGTCTGACTACATCCAGAACGTGTATAAATATGCGCGTGAGACGGCCCGTCAGCAGGTAGACCCCAAGTATGAGCCCAGCGCCAAGTGGATTGAGAACGCCAAAACGTCCAAGCGGGACATCGGCGTATCCACCGGGGAATTTCTGGCCCTGTACCAGAAGTACGGCAGCGAGAAAATGAGCGGAAAAGCCTATGAGAAGGTAAAGCAGGCGCATGATGCCGGACTTTCCCCCAAGGAGTATTTCTCCATGAAGGACAGGGCCGACGCGAACGGAAACGGCAGGGTCAGCAAGGCGGAGGCCAGCGCCGCCCTTACCGGTCAGGAAAATCGGGCGGATCTGTGGGACATTATCTGCACCACCAACGCCAAGAACCCCTATAAGTAAGAAAACACCCTCGCCGTCTGGCGGGGGTGTTTCTTTAGCTTTTACATCATGGACAGGAGCGTTTTCACATGGGCGGCGCGGTCCAGCATCCGCTCATGTTCCCAGTCCCAGACGGCCTGCATGGCCTCCGTGGGATGGAGACCGGCGTCCTTCGCCTTTTCGATGTGGCGGAGGGCCATTTCGTGGAGCCGATTGGCATGGCCCAGCTCCTGACGACTGAGGTCGGCGTATGTGCTGGCGTCCTCCGGGTCCTCCCCGGCGTGCTTGACGGCCTCACGGGCGTACTTCTCGGCATCGTCCAGTTCTTCCCGGATCCCTTCGGCCAAGTGTTTGATCTCGTTCATACGATCCTCCTAACTCTGCTTGATAAGGGTGTAGAGCTTGTCCACATCCGTTTCATTCAGCGTGACGTTCCCAATCAGGGGGATATTGGTGGTGACGGGGCCTTTGGCGGCTTCGGTTTTCAGACAGGTGTAGATCTTGTCAATATCTACGTTCCCCGCCTCGTCAAAGACGCCGAGGGCCTTCATGGCGGGATGCTCCCGGAGTGTGGAAATGCTGGCGTCCAGATTGTTAAGGGCCATAGCGGCCCCGGCGCCAACGGCCCATTTCTGCCAGCCGGTGAGCTTGCCGGTGAATTCCTCATCCACATAGCGGGCAGCGCCCTGCTTGATCTGTTCCAATGTTACCATAGATTCCTCCAATGACGGGAGAGAGGGGCGCTATGCCCCTCTCTTCTTCCCTCTTCGCCTCTTAGCAGCCGCAACCGTGGCCACAGGTGGAGACGGGGAGGGGGTTATAGGTGGACTGGGGCGTGGTGCCGGTGCCGGTGGTGATGTCCGCAACCATTTTGGGATAAAAGGTGGCGTTTGTGTAGGTGACGATGGTGTTGTCAGCGCACTTCCGCTCGTCCCGCTCCCGGGAAATGGCCCCGCACAGCTCGTTCTTGCAGCAGTCCACACGCTCCTGCAACAGCTGGAAGCTGTCCTTGGTGGCCTGATTGTTGACCGCCTGAGAAGCCAGCGCACCATGCACCTCGCCCAGCTTGCCGTCGATGTACTTGTACATCTCCAGCATCTTCTGGTCCTGGTAGGTGTTGGCATCCCGCAGGGCAATGTCGCTGCGGAGCTTGGCGTTCTCCTGCACCATGGACAGCTCGTAGCGGTTGACCGTGTGGTTCTCGCTGCATCCGGCCTCCGCCGCCATACCAGCGGCAAAGGGGACAGCGCGATTGCCCAGCAGGATCCCGCCGAGACCACCCAGAGTGTTCAGGACGCCCAGAGACAGACCGGCAATGCCGGTACCGAGGCCAGCGCCCGCGACGCCCTTGCTTGCAAATTCAGCCATAGAGAGATTCCTCCTTCTCCAAAAATACACCCCCTGTTTCCGCGCGCAAAACAAGCGGTGCTCTATGGTTACCGTACCACAGGACACCGCTTGTCATGACTTATGGATGTTTTTTGTTTGGGCGGGAGATGCCTGCTTTATCCCGGATGGAGTGCAGGCAGGCGTTCACGGAGGAACGGGACAGGTACAGCTCCGCCGCCGCATCCTCGATCGCCCAGCCGCGGCGGCAAACCAGATTGAACACGCGCCGTTCCCGGTCGGTGAGGTAGCGGCACTGCTCCATTTTTTGGAGCTGCTGGACGGTGTATCGGTATTTCATAATGGGCCTCCTTTATGAAGTGCCCCTCCCCTTTGATCTACCGATGCAGGTGGTCAGGACCCCTGCGCGTCTATCATGGCTAACAGCTTTTCCAGATCGTAAAAATTCCGTGGGTTCAGCCCGGTTTCCCTCTGAATGAGCTGAAAGCGGTAGCGGATGGAATTGTAGTGCAGGTAAACCACGCCGCCGGTCTTTTTCATGCTCATGTCGTTCTCCGCATAGGCTTTCAGCAGTTTTTTGTCCCGATCCTCCATAGCTTACCTCCTTTTGTTGCGCGGGGCGGCTGGCAACTTTTCGATAGCAATTTTAGTTTCACACAACTTGCGATACATTGCGTGTTCAAAGCCTTTGAATGGCTTAAACTGCTGAAATTCGTTCTTTAATTCGATCAGCAGATTGACCACTTTGCGTTTCTCGATGTACTCATCCATCTTACTTTCCCCCCAACAAGTACAGTTTCAGCCACAGGGGGATGTCGGCGGTCAAAATGCTTTTGAAATAAAACACGATAAACGCAATGCCCGCGGCTATGACTATCGTCCAAAAGGTTATCATCAGCCAGTCTTTTAGCTTCATTCAGCACCGCCGTCCTTTCTCTCGCCGTAGCTGCAAAACGTCGATTCCAGATTCCGCAAAGTGCAGTCCCAGACTTTGCAATAATCAACGCTCTTACCGTGGCACGGCTCCTGTACCCACCCTTTATGCTTACAGTCCTTGCACCGCGTCACGATCACAGCATCCACGGTGGGGCAAGCGTCAACTACTCCGCTTACTTCATCCAACGGGCAAAGTACAGCAAACTCATTGTCATATAGCATATCAACCAGTTTATCAGCGTCAATCGTCCTCATGGTCAGCACCTCCGTCCATCTTCGCCCCGCAGAAGCGGGCAGTGGGCAGCCGGGACAGCCGTGCAGAACCCGCCGACCGCAGTACAGTTCCCGTTATCCTCATGCCTAAAGCGGCAACGCAGGCAATTAACATTTTCCATCACATTCCCTCCATTCTGAGCCTTGCTCACGGCTTGCCCTCCCACGGAGATTCAAGCCATTTTTTAATTTCATGCCAATCTTCTGGCATCGTCGAAACACCAGAGAGGTTTTTCACGATGATATCCATCCGGAAATTGCACAGCACCCCGGCCAGTTCGTTGTCCGTCATGCTCCGAATTCGGTCGGCAATGGTAACGGGCCACGTGCGATACGGGCACGCTTCGATTGCGGCGCAGTTTTCAACGTCATAACCGATCTGCATGGGGCAGTTTTCGCCAGTGCATTTTTTCATAGCTTATACCTCCAGCGGTTCCGGCAGCGGCATCCAGTGGGTGACGGTCGCCCCCGTCCACTCTGGCCACATTTCCAAACACCAGCCGTCACTATACAGCGTCGCCAGCTCCACGGCATTATCCAGCGTGATATTTTCTTTCGGCTTACCGGACGCAATGACTAACACCAGTTCATCCAACTCCGGTAGCCGCTCCTCCACCGGGATCCAGTGGGGCACCTGCCCCCGCAGTTTCTCAATTTCTTTCTCCTGCGCTTCGATCCGGTCAGCGGCCTCCGCCAGATCATCGCCCAGCGTGATCGGCGTTTCCCACTCATTTGCCCGCGCCCATTCTGCGTGCTCACGCAGCGCATTTACGAGGTTTTGATCGTTCATAATTCCCCTCCCAATTTCATAAAGCAGCCCCAAAAGGTCTGCGATTTTTTCCCGCTGTGGTGCCCGAAAAGAGGGCGTTCTCCGATTGCCGCCCAAACATCTGCGGCGGGGATCTGCGTTTCTGCCCACTTAAAAATCAGCACACCGTCCGGTTTTAATACGCGCATACACTCGCGGAATCCGTCATGCAGCATTTCGCGCCAATTCTCGCCGAGCTGCCCGTACTTCTTCCGCATCCATGCATTTTCGCTGATGTGCCGAAGGTGCGGCGGGTCAAATACGACCAGTGCAAAAGAATTACTGGAGAACGGTAGATCCGTGAAGTCGCACAACACGTCAGGATGCACGATGCAGGTTCGTTCTGAATTATTCCAGATCCCCGTGCATTCCTCGTCCCGAACGTCGCAGTAGATCGCAGCGGGATGGTTCTTGTTAAACCAAATCGATCTGCCCCCGCAGGTCACGTCAAGAATTTTCTTTGTCATCATACGTCTTCCACCTCCGCAAGCCAGAACGCCTTTTTGCACTCAATGCAAGGTTGCGCATTGCAGTTAATGTCTGCATCTGAGAACACATCCATCGGGCAAGCATTGAGGCACCCGTGTGCCAAAATTAGTGCGCCGGGGTAATGCTTCAAAAACTCGCTCTGGCGGGTTTTGACGGGGTGTTCCTTTGCCCACTTTTCGACAATGGCAACGGCCTCCTCCGGGTGGTTTTTTTGCCAGGCATTGCAGGATTCCCACCTGCTTCTTCTTTTCCAAAACTCACATTTAATACCCTCAGCGTCGCACATTCTGCCCAACGTTTTTACAAACTTTACCGCATCCATCATTCTGCCTCCTCAATAGTGACCTCTACACGGGAGGCTCCGGTTGTCTGATACTTCCGCACCGTCAGCAGTGCGATTGCGCTGTCATCGTTGTAGGCGTGGCCGTTCAGCGCGTCCAGAATGGCCTTCGCCACGTTGTCAGCGTCAGGGCGCTTGATGTGGGGCATCCCGTCCATCGCAGCGGCCTTTTTCTTTGACGTGCTTCTTGGCACCGTAAAGAACGCCGTGACGGTGGCTTTCAGCGGGATGCCGTCCGCAAAGCCTTTCCCGCTCTGGCACTGCCAGCATTGGATTATTTTGTCCTCGTAGTCCCGCGTTTTCTGTGGGGTGTAGGTGTGGCCGTCCTTCGTAAACCGGGGACGGCCCTTGCCCACCGGAATGCCGGGGACTGTGAATGTAACCTTCATCGTTTTTCTTCCTTTCCATCAACAATGATCTGCACCACGCGGACGCGACCCAGAGGCTCCAGCAGCATGGCTACCGCCTCCTTCGTACCCTGTGTGTCCTCGCCATCGTAAATGTCGATCACAAGCCGCATCATCGTGTGTCCCTCCTGAATTTGGGGCAGGCGCGGATCACAAACGAGGATGCTACCCGTGTGCCGCCCTTGCCTTTGCCGCCGACCTTCAGCACCCGGCTTGTGGGGGTGGCGTCCCAGCCGGGAACCGGCTCCAGATGATCGGACCACTCGCAGCCGCCGCAGGCGGATGCGCAGTCCCAACAAAGTTGCTGCTGATACGTGGCCGCGGCGCTGCCCTTGGTGGCTTTCTTCTGCTTCTTCTCCCGTGGGGGATAGCGGCGGATCAGCTCGTCCAGCCGAAAATTACTTGCCATTAAACACCTCGCATATCTGCCAGAGCGCACCATTCGGCGTAGGTCATCCCCTGTTTCTTCGCTTCGGAGGGGGTAGGGATACCGGCATCGTACCAGCGCTCGTGCTGTTCGCCTGCCTTGGCGTAGAATTTTTCCAGATAGGCGTCGGACGGCTCCGGCATGGGTGCCTCCTTCGCCTTGGGGGTTTCCGGTTTGGGCAGGTAAGGGACCAGTTCGGATGCGTCCGGCGGGAACCGGTTTTCCCGTGCCCGGAGGATCACCGCCTGTTTCGCGTCCTCATAAGCCCACGGCTCCAATACCAGCGTCCACGCCTCTAAATCTGCGGGGGTGCGGGGCTGCTGCTTGGAGCTGGGGTAAAGTGTCTCAATCAGGTTAAACAACCGCTGGGTGTCCTGCTTCTCCATGTTCTTCTCCTGTAAGACTTCCGTAGTAGTCTCTAATTAGCTTCTAATTCCTGTATTAGCCTCTAATTCTTTTCCCCCTGCCAATAGAGAGATAAATATATATATAATCTTTTCTTCTTAGGGGGGTGTGGGGGGGCGTTCTTCTTTTCTCTGCGGCTGCTGTGTGCGTCGGTGATCGTGCTGCGGCTTGCTTGCATCCGCCCGTCATCACTCTTTAGACACACACGGCAACGTTGTTAAAAGGGAAGCTCCCTGTCATCCTGAATTTCTTCAAAGCCTCCGCTGCTGTTCATGGGCGGGGCGGCGGCGGTACGGGCGTCGATGCGTTGAGCGCCCACAGAGGCCCACTCCGCGATGAAGCCGATATAAACCTTGCCCTCGTAGTCATGGGGTTCTACGCGGCCCACAGCGATGATAGGGTCACCCTTGGAGGCGCTGGCGATCACACGGCCCATGGAGCCGAAGCCCTTAACGGTCATCCAGACGGTTGTCCCGTCAGGCTTGTTATAGGCCGCCACGGAGACGGAGCCAATGACGGTGCCGTTTTTGGAGGTGAAGATCTGGGCGTCCTTGGCGCAGCGGCCACAGATCAGGCCGGTTTTCTGCGGGACGCCCTCCCGGTTGCAGTCCGGTAAGCCGTTAATGAACATCAGGCATTTTCCTTCGGTTCCAGGGCGTCCAGCAGGGCGTCAAAGTCCTTGCTGAGTACCTTGCTGGCGCTGTCATAGCCGTGGGCCTTCAAGAGGGTTTTCGCCTCCTGCTTCGTCAGGCCGTGGCGGGAACAGGCAGAATAGAAGAATTTGACCTGCGCGGCGGTAATGGGGGCGTTGGGGTCCTTGTTGGTCATGTAGGCGCTGCCGTCCTCGGTGTCGCTCTCAATGTCCTGGGTGAACATATCGGAGACGCAGCCGAGGGACAGGGCGGCGGAGACCAGGGCGCGTTTCTGGGCCATCTTGACCGCGCTGTTGGCGCCGTCATAGGGGGACTGGGAACCGGTGCGGCCCTCCCGGGTGTTGCCGGAGCCGTAAGCGGAGGTGATGACGTATTCTTTTCCGTCATAGATCTTGATGAGGTCGCAGCGGACGAGGAAATAGAAAAAGCCGTGCTCGATATCCTCCAGCTTGCTTTCCAGTGTGTAGCGCTGGCAGAGGCCGTAGGCCACGGCCACCTTCTCCGCGCCGGACTTGAAGAGGGTGGGGTTTTTCGTCATGGCGTCGCCGTTCTTCTTGCGGATCATGCCGAAGTCGATGCCGCGTTTCAGGACGGCGGGCGCTCCGTCTGGGGCGCAGATGGTGTAATTCCCGGAGCGGGGGACGGGGGCCACCGTCAGGGCGGCGGCGTTGTATTGGTACAGGGCGAGTTCATTCATGTGCGTTTCTTCCTTTCTGTGGCTTTATGGAGGGTGCGGCAGGCGGTTACCAAATTTGAATTTGGTTCTACATGGCGAAGCTCATAAGTGCCATCCTTAGAGAGTTTCAAGGCATAGAGCGATTGAATTTTCCCGTAACCGCAACGCGGGTCCCATGAGAAAATCATTTTGTAGGCGGTGAGCTGGGCAGAGAGGGCGGCGTCATGGAGCTGGCCGGTCTTAATGTCCAGAATCGCGGGGGCATTGTGGATAATGCCAAAGCGGTCCATCGTTCCGGCCATTTTCATATTCCGGTCCGCTATGGGACATTCAATCAGTTTCCATTCCGGTTTCCAGTCTTTGAGAAACCGGCGATAGGCTTTCAGGTATCCGGCGATCTCCGGCGTTTCCTCCGGCTCTTCGCCGTAGTCGATGAGGGCGCAGGCTTCGTGGACGGCGGTCCCCCGGCGGGCGGCAGCCTCCGCCAGCCATGGCCGGTCTGACTTGTAGTCATAGGCGCAGAAGCGGGTGACTTCGGTCACGCTGGGAAGCTGGATGCCGTCAAGGGTGTAGGTGTGGGTGGCCTCGTCAAATGTCAGCATTGGGACCCTCCGTGTACAGAACCGGGATGCCGAGGGCATCGGCAAAGATGTCCATATTCCCGTCCAGCTCGTCCAGCAGGTACTCCTTGAAGCAGGGCGGGCAGTACAGCTCGCCGTTTGGAAGCTGGAACATTCGGTCGCAGTCATCCTCCGCGGCGGGGTTCATTGGGTGGTCGCAGTGGGCACAGATGGGATATGTTTTTCTGGTCATAGTTGGGTCTCCCTCCAGACACGGACCGCGTGGGCAATGTCCGTATATTTTTTCGTGCGGTAGCCGCAGGAATCGCAGAGGACGAAAAACAGGTCCTCCTTTCCGGGGGCTACCATCCGTTTACCGCCGTACATGTGGCACCGGGGGCAGGGCGGTAATTCTGCCATCCGGCCACGGCGTCTGCGCATCAGATCACGCCCAGCATGTGGGCCAGCACCATGAGCAGGAAGCCGAGGAAGCAGCCGAAGGAGATCCAGGCGGAAAAGTCGGCCCGGTCCCGGCGGCGCTGCTCCCGGGTACGGTTAGCGCGTTTCATGGCGGCCCCT